TGTTACGGGTAACAAGTTATGCCTTGGCGTTATTTGAAATATATTTGGGAATGGTCATACTTGGGTGCATGGATGCGAACGAAATCATCGGAAACCGTAAGCCTACAATACCGGAACATTTGTGGCGGTCTTGTTTGGCGTGGATAGAGGAGGGGCGAACATTGGTTTCATGGTGCCTACAGCATGATGTGAGCGCGGATCGGGTATATCGGTATATTAGGAGGGGGGAAAAGGAAGGAAGGCCACAGGCCTACGCTCGCGCACGTGAGAACGGTATCGCTGGCATGCTAGAAACCATGGTGACAATAGGCGATAACGCTACGCCGGAAACGGTAGCGGTAGATCGATTGCGAATAGACGCTAGGCGGTATGCCGCTAACGCCTGGATAGCTGCGCGGGCGGCTGCAAAGAGTAGCGGAGGATCACAAGTGCACGTCGTCGTCGCTACGGGCGTGCCACGCGTTGGGCAGGATGCTTTGCAATGCAAAGTAGAAACGGACCCCGGGGGTGGGGGGTCGTCGGCGGCTCGCGTCGCGCCGGGGGAGGAGGAACTACATATCTCCCAAACACACACCCCAAATCTCCCCTCACACCCCATTCTAGCCTCTCTCAAGACTCCTCCTGAATAGGCCCCCCCTTCCCCCAATTGCTACTTGTTCGCGGGGAAGGGTTACTCGTTACGTATTTATTTTTACCCTCTGACGAGGGTTATAGTTATGAGTTACAAGTAATGGGTATACAGGAAACGGTTTCGTTGGATTACACGCCTCGTCCTTGGCAGCAGTCCTGTCATGTTAGTAAGACGCGGTTTACTGTTCTTGCTCTTCACCGTCGTGCTGGGAAGACTGAGTTGGCTCTTATGGAGTTGCTTGATTGCGCGATGAACTGTCGGCATGAGTTGGGGGCGTTCTTCTATGTTGCTCCCCAGCTAAAGCAGGCTAAGGCTATTGCTTGGTCTCGTTTGAAGAGTCGGGTTGGTAAGATCGTTAAGGCCGGGGGTGCGGTTATCCAAGAAGGGGAGTTGGCTGTTAGATTCCCTCATAACGGAGCTACTATTAAGATCTATGGTGCTGACAACCCGGACGCTATGCGTGGTGTGCGGTTGGATGGGGTGGTCTTAGACGAAGTTGCCCAGATGAAGCCTGAGGTGTGGCACGAGATTGTGCAGCCTGCACTTGCTGATAGGCTCGGATGGGCACTGTTCATTGGAACCCCGCAGGGGATCAACCTGTTCTCAGAGCTTTATTACCGTGCAGCCAATCTTATGTCTAAAGAGGGGTCTGAGTGGTATGCAGCAAGGTTTACTTGCCAAGATACGGATGCCCTGGCGCACTCTGAAGTCGAGCGTATGCGGGAGGAGATGAGCGAAACCGTCTTTGCCCGCGAGATGTTGTGTGACTTTGCCGCCGCTGGAGACGATCAGCTTATCAGTCTTAGCCTTACAGAGACCGCCGCCAAAAGGATGTTCAAGGCAAGGGATCTCATAGCCGCTCCTAGGGTTCTAGGGGTAGACCCCGCCCGTTTCGGAGACGACAGAAGCGTTATTATCAAGCGTCAGGGACCGCAGGCGTTTCCTCCTATGGTCTACCAAGGCGTAGACAACATGCAGTTAGCAGACCTCGTAGCCCAGGCTATAGGTGATTGGCACCCAGAGGCTACTTTCATTGACAGCGGGGCCGGGGCAGGGGTCATCGACCGTCTTAAGCAGCTTGGATACAACGTAATCGAGGTTCCTTTTGGAGGCAGGGCTAACCGTCACACGTTACACATCAACCGCCGGACAGAGATGTGGTTTGAGATGCGTGACTGGTTGCAAGGGGGCGGGGCTATACCCGACATGTTGGCTCTCAAGCAGGAGTTAGCGACCCCTACTTATAGTTTTGACTCCCGTGGCAGGCGTGTTCTTGAGTCTAAAGACCAAATCAAGAAGAGGCTCCAGAATGCAGGTAGCCCTGACTTGGCGGATGCGTTAGCCCTTACGTTTGCTACACCTATCCAAAAGTCAGATAAAACATACGACAGCGCGTTATCCTCTTCGTCTAAGCGTAATATGGATTGGGACCGCGACCCCTACGAAGACTTTTAACTATGAACATAAAGAGCCTGGAGATCCGATCTATCTCATTTTTAGAGTTATGGACTGACGGCCACGACCTTTTCCAGGCTCACCATGAGGAGTTAGAAGACAATAAGTTCCCGTTCTTACCTGACCAGAACCGGTATTTATCTCTTGACGAGTTAGATATGCTTATCGTGATGGGTGCCTACATCGAGGATTACATGATAGGCTACAGCGTATCTGTCATTTACAGGCACGGTCACTTCGATGAGATACTTGCCACTAATGACAGCCTTTATCTGGACCCTAACTATCGTCGGGGTCCGTTAGGCTGGAAACTTATACTGTCTACTGAAAAAGCTGCTGAAGAGTGCGGGGTCCACCGCATGATTTGGACGGCTAAATGTCATTCAACCCTAGAAGCCCTTCTTCAGAAACGAAGAGAGCAGGTTTCTTCCGTGTTCTGCAAGCAATTCTAATGGGATCTACCTCTGAAGGCTCTTCTAACCTGCTTGGTGCTATCGGCAACGGCGGCACTCAGAACACTACAGGTGCCTCTTTCCAGATGGGTAGGGCTGCTAGAGCTAACCGAAATCGAATGGGTCAGCTTTATCAGGACAAGACAGGTGGTCCTATGGAGATGTTTAAGAAACTCAGCCTAATAGAAGCCCTTAAGCAACCTACATCTGGCAGTGAAGGGTTAATGATAGATTCTCCATATGGCCCCGTGTTATCAGATAAAGCAGCGCAATCAGGATATAAGGGAAACATGCAAAGTTTCCTTAACCAGCAAAGCTTTAAAGCAGATAACGCTAAGTTTGCTAAAGCACGTCGAAAGCGTGAGGCTGCTACTAACGCTAGGATTAACAGCACGCCGTTGCAGTAACAGTTAAAGCTATGAATACAGGAGTTAGATTATGGCAGGTATAGCAATAGGAGCAATCCTTGGAGGCATGGGTATGATGCAATCCCGAACCCAAGGAAAACGTGCTGACAAGAACGCCAAGATTGCTTTCCAACAGCAGGAGAAAGCACAGCGTCAAGCCTCTGCCGCAGCAGGAAGTCAGCGTCTAGCTCAGGCTATGGAGCAGCGCAGGCTCCGCAAGAAGAAGCCCAACTATCAGCCTTTGCTAGCAAAAGCTAAGGGTGCATCCCAACAAGGGTTGGCAGGCACTTTCTTGACCCCCCTTGGCAACTCAGACATAGCGTAAGGCACAGTCATGTATCCCAGTTCTTTAGTTTCTATTGGTAACGGCGAGCATCGGTCTCTACTTCAGCACCTTCGTGCGCGTAAGCAGATGCTTTGGACGGAACTGTCGTCTTGGGAGAGTCACTGGGAAGAGCTTAGTAAGTTCGTCTTGCCTCGGACGGGTCGCTTTCTCACGTCAGACCGCAACCGTGGTGCCCGTCGCCACAACAACATCATCGACAGCACTGCTACTAGGGCACTCCAGGTTCTAGAAGCCGGTCTAATGGCGGGTGCTACTAGCCCTGCGCGTCCTTGGATGCGTTTGACGGCTCCTGACCCGGAGATGAACAAGTATGGGCCTGTCAAAGAGTGGCTGCACGAAGTCACGACCCGGATGTTCAGGGTCTTTGCCCAGAGCAATACTTACAGGGCTTTGCCCCGCATCTATTCGGAGTGTGCCCTTTATGGCACTGCGGCATCTATTGTTGTTTCAGACTTCAAAAGCGTCATTCACCACCATGTGCTAACGGCGGGTCAATACGCTATCAGCACAGACAGCAACGAGCGCGTTAACTGTCTATACCGCGAGTTCGACATGACTGTTGGGCAGATGGTTCAGGAGTTTGGCTTTGAAAAGGTGTCGATTAGCGTTCAGAACCAGTTCCGTAACGGCAACCTAGAGGACTGGAGGACTGTCTGCCACGCCATCGAGCCTCGTCAAGACCGTAAGATTGAGCGTAAGAACAACAAGGACATGCCGTTCCGCTCTGTTTATTGGGAGCAAGGCAAGGCAGGGTCAGACATTAACACTGTCCTTAGAGAGTCAGGCTTTAACAGGTTCCCCGCTATTGTCCCTCGTTGGTCTGTGGCGGGTCAGGACATCTACGGCAACGGCCCTGGCATGTCATCGCTAGGTGACGTTAAGCAACTCCAGCATGAGCAGCGTCGTAAGGGTCAGATCCTAGATCACCTTACTCAGCCGCCTACTCAGGGTCCGCCCCTAATGAAGAACAAGGAAGTCGATACGCTTCCGGGTGGTCACACAGAGGTTGACGGTAACGGTGCAGGCATCCGCCCTCTTTGGCAGGTAAACCCTGACCTTCAGGGTCTGTTGTTTGACATCCAGGATGTTCGAGGACGTATCAACAGTTCGTTCTACGCAGACTTGTTCCTGATGCTTGCCTCTACAACTAAGAGCATGACTGCTACAGAGGTTGCAGAGCGTCACGAGGAGAAACTCTTGATGCTCGGACCTGCTCTAGAGCGTCTGCACCATGAAGGTTTAGAGCCTTTGATTGACATTACGTTCAATCACATGCTTGACGCGGGTCTAATTCCTCCTGCTCCTGAAGAGTTAGCGGGAACAGAACTCCAAGTAGAGTTTGTTTCAATGCTTGCTCAGGCTCAACGTGCTGTTGGGGCAAGTGCCGATGACAGGTTTGTTGGAATGATCCAGGGTCTGTCTCAGTCTCACCCTGAAGCCCTTGACAAGCTTGACACGGACAAGTTCTTGGATGACTACGCTGACAAGCTAGGAGTCAATCCAAACCACGTCAGAAGCACTGAGGAAGTCGTAGAGCTTCGTCAGTCTCGTGAGCAAGCTATGGCTGCTCAAGCCCAGCTAGATGCGGAGTCTCAGCAATCAAACATTGCTAGAAACATGGCTAAGGCAGCAAGCGATGCACCGCCTGACGTGATGGACCAGTTAACAGGCAACATGCCTGAAGGATAATCGATGCCAGATTACTCAAGGTCAGGTGCTAACAGAGACAATCCGCTAACAAGTGGTGACCCACGGATTTCAACAAGGCGTAAGTTGCACGCTCAAGGCGTAGCCTTAGACAGCGAAAAGCAACCGATAAGCGATGCTTTAACGAGCATCACAAAAAACGGCATTGCAGCAAACCAACTGCTGTATGGCACCAACACTGACACGTTTTCAAAGACATCGATCTCTGACTTCATTGTTGGTCTGCTTGCCAAGACCACCGATCTAGACTCTCGCGACTACATAGGTGCTGAGGTCTGCTCGGTTGTATTGACAGGCACAAATGCTAGCGGCACTGCGACAACCATTGACCTGAAGACAGGCGCAGGTGTCACTCTAGAGCCGGGAAACATTGGTGTTCCTGTTGCTGCGAGCATGAGGGCTACAAACGTCGCAGTGTCATGGTTGGCATCAAGCGAGCCATCAAACTGGACTCTTCGACTTCACAAACGAACTGGTAGCGGGACTATGAATGAGGTCGCTACTTTCACAGTTAACACTACTTAATCATTATGGCAGCAGGCAATTGGACATTTCCCAACGCAGCAAGAACTTCGCTTCTTGATGGCTCTTTTGACTTGGACACAGACACGTTCAAGATCGCTTTGTTTACTAGTTCGTGGGACGGGCCGGGAGCAACGACATACGCCACGACCAACGAGGTGGCTACAGCCTACGGCTACACTCAAGGCGGCATCACAATCAACCAGCTAACACTTAGCGGCACAACTACCGTGACCGTTGACAACTCTGTGTCGATTGTATGGACGGCGAGCGGCGGTTCGATCGTCGCACGCTATGCAGCTATCTATGAAAACAGCGGTAAGTTCCTGTGCTATTGCTTGCTGGATTCGTCTCCTGCGGATGTCACAGTAACAACCGGTAATACGTTAACTATCACGATGAACGCAAGCGGCATTTTCACACTCGCGTAATGCCAACTCAACTAGTTACGCATACTCCTGACGGCGTTGTTTGTGCTGCGCTGCAAGACGGTGTCCATGCTGGCAAAGCTATTGTTGGTGGAGCTAGTTGGGATGGCCCAGTCACAAGCGAAGGCTGGTGCATCTTGGACTTGGCTGATGATCCGGCGACTGTTCGTCAGTCAATCTGTAGCGCAATGTTGACTGCGTCCGACATCAGCAAGGCTTACGACTACTTTGCAGTTAACGATACTCGATTGCCTACTACTGCCCAAGCAAACCTAGCATCAACAGGTCGTGCATCTATTACGACTGAAGAGTTGTTGGCTGCGTTAGGGTTTGCACCTGACTGGAGTGCTGGCCTAGTGCAAGCAATCGAACAAGAACAAGGGACGTGGACTAGTTAATGGCAACCGTCACTAAGATTGTTGGAGCATCAGACGGCGCAGACTACGCGACTATATCGCTGTGGTATAACGCTCGCCGCTCGCAACCTTCTGCAGGTGATACAGAAGTGTGCGTCCTTGAGGATGGCGATCACGATTGGTCGTCGTGGCAAGGCGGCTGGGCCGACGTAGACCTAACCGTTAAGTTCCAAGCGCAGAACTCCCACGGCGGCGTTTGGGCTAGCGGCGCACGCATTGTGCCTAGCGGGCAGATGTCTTTTCCGTCCCGCGAAGACGACACGACGATTGAGTTCAT